GTAGCCGTCGCCGTTGCCGTAGCCGTAGCCGTCGGCGACGGCTACGGCGACGGCTACGGCTACGGCAACGGCGACGGCTACGGCTACGGCGACGGCTACGGCTACGGCAACGGCGACGGCTACGGCGACGGCAACGGCGACGGCTACGGCGACGGCATTAATCTTATTAAACTTTGGGGAGAATGGTTTGAGGTATCCGGCGAATTAGAGAATAGTTTATGTATTAATTTACCTGAACATCTTTATGGTAAGGTGGATAAAGAGTTTATGCAAAAAGTAACTAACCTTGAAAATCTTAGAACGTTAAGGGAAAAGATAGGGTTAGAAAAATACATTTCTTTGTTCGATGCAAAAATTATAAATGAAGAAATAGACAATCAAGGCAATAAAATGAAACTTTATAAGTACGATGAGAAAGGGACTAAGGTTATTATGCTGGAAGTTTTCTGCCCATCAACAATGCGAATGTATCACTTATACCCGCCAAATCAAAAAGCCAATACATGCTTTGAAGCAAAGGCAAGTACATTTGGTATGAATTTAAAAGAGTTTCAACCATTTTCGGAAAGCTAAAACAAAAATTGAGTTAATATGGAATCGTGGATTGAAATAGTAGGATTTGAAGGGTTATATGCTATTAGTAGCCACGGCAGAGTTAAATCTATCAAAAGGCGACTCATAAAAAAGCAATCCATCAAGTGGGAGTATTACAGTATCAACTTGTGGAGAAATGGTAATACGTGGTGTAAAAGGGTGCATAGATTAGTTGCCGAAGCATTTAAACCTAATCCAGAAAATAAACCGCAAGTGAATCACAAGGATGGGAATAAACTTAATAACAGAGCCTCTAATTTAGAGTGGGCAACCAGAAGTGAAAATACTGTCCATTCATTCAAAAATGGGCTGCAAAAAAAAGCTAAAGGAGAACTTAATGCTATGGCTAAAATTAAAGAAAGTGATGTTTTGGAAATTAGACGGCTAAGGAAGGAGGGTAATAAGCTAAAAGAGATTTCGGTCTTGTACGGTATATCATTTAAAACAGTAAGCAAAATAATTAACCATCAAAGATGGTCTCACATTTAAAAAATATAAAAATGAAAAAATTAACATTAGAGCAAAGGAAGTCTTTTATTATCGCAAGAGGTGAATTCTCAAACCATGCTCACATTATCGTTGGCGATGCTGTAGTAGAAACAAAAGCAGGTAACACGTACATTACTATTGGTGATAATGGCGCATCAATAAAACACTTACTTGAAACTGCGTGGCTTGAAGGTAATGAGCAATGGACAAGCGAACATGCAGATATTGACTTATCCAAATTACCTAATCAGGTAAGGCATGGCGATATTTTATTGAAAAACATTGGCGGCAGAAAATACCAATACATTCAGCAAATGGTATTCGACCCACTTTCAAAAAGAATAGAAGCTGCAAGGGATTAAAGCAATTTACATAATCAACTAAAACAGTATAACAATGAAAACGTAAAGTATCAGATTTTGTTAGCCAAAATTACCCAAATTGTTTTACCTCTTACTCCGGTAACAGTAAGACTATGTATATCACAAATAATTAAGGAGCGCATTTCGATATTGAAGGTGACTTAATTGGAAAATTTGGTTACGGGATGCCATTTAAAATAAAAACGAACGAACACTAAGTTCTTAATGGTATTTAAAGGTAGTAGTGGGTGTGCTGGTTTAGTTTAATGAATTGCGGGATATATTGAAGCCGCAGCCTCTCAAGGGTTAGTAAAATATACTCGAAAGGTAAGAAGGTGGTTCAATCCCACCAATCAGTACATCCAACTACTACTTATAAGTTCTTTAAAATGGGAGCATATCAATTAAGTGGATAAACTACCGGCGTGTGCTGGAGATTAGACGGTTCGATTCCGTTGTGTTCCCCAACCATTATAAACGTCCGAACGCTCCTTAGGAAAGAGAGGGCTTGGCAGTAAAAGTAACTGCCACTTTTAAAAGTTATTTAAATAATGGGGTAAAAAAACTATGTCTGTGGGTAGGTCTCGAACCGGCATATAAAAAAGCCACAGCCTTATTATTTAATTGTTTAAGTGTGTATATGTATGTTGCAGTGTATTTTCATAGTACATAATTGCAATCAAGAATCCGCTTGGAATAAAAGAAAGGTGTTAGTCCTTTCCATACACTACACACTTAATTTTAAAATCACTTCACCAATTAAAAAATACAAATTATGAATTGTAAAGTAAAAGAGTTTATATTATCGTACTCTTTAATTTCAGTTGTAATGTACGTAGCAGGATGTGTTACTTCTGCGTCATTTAATATTTCAAAATGGACTGAAGTTACAAGGGGTATTGCAGATTATGTATGGCTATTGCTTATGTTTGTATTATCCGTTCTGATTCTTACAGGCAAAAGCAATCCTAATGACTAATCTATGTTATTTTTTAATAACACTAATAGTAAACTACATTCATAACTATAGTGAATCACCTGAATAAAAAATAACTATGCAAAGGAAAACAATTGCCAAAGTAATAAAGGCTAAAATGGAAGAGTGGCTTGATACGCTCCCTAATAAAGACAAGGTTAAGAAGTCGCTACTTGTTAGCGGTGGAAGTATAGCCAGTATGTTCTTAGGGGAAGATGTAAACGATTTTGATATTTACATTCAGGACAGGGATGTGCTTCTTGAATTAGTTAAACACTACACTTCCGGTCTAAGTATATCTATTCTGGATGGCAGAAGAAAACAACAGTATATTGACGACTTTGATAATTTTAAATCGGGGGAAGGTATTGAGGAAGATGATATGGGGCATCAGCTTATGAGGGCTGTTGGTAATCTTAAAGAAAATCAAATAAGGCTTTTTGTAAGGGATATGGCTGATGGATTAAAAGTTGAGCATGATTACCCACAAGAAGAAAAGGATAAAAAATACATGGTATCATTCATTTCTCCCAATGCAATAAGCCTTCACAATAAAATACAAATAGTAAATCGCTTTCACGGCACACCGGAAGAAATTCACAAAACTTTTGACTTCATACATGCTACAAATTACTTCACATTCAATGATGGGTTAGTTACTAATATAAAGGCTCTTGAATCTTTGCTTACAAGGCAGTTATCATATCAAGGCAGTTTATATCCATTAACATCAATAATAAGGGCAAAGAAATTTATTAATAGGAAGTGGAATATAAATGCAGGTGAGTACTTGAAGATAATGTTTCAGATAAGCGAACTTAATTTATCTGATGTTAACGTACTGGAAGACCAATTGATAGGAGTAGATGTAGCTTACTTCGGTGCGTTAATAACAGCATTAAGAAATGCCCCAAAAGGAACTGAAATAACGTCCACGTATATAGGCGCAATAATAGATAGGATATTTAATGAAACAGAATAAAAAAACAACATGAAAATAGGAGTACAGGACTTAAAGCCTACGGGAAATTTCCTCAACAAGAGATACAGCATAGAAATGGATTTCCCCGATACTGATAACATAGCAGATTGCTTCCAGTATCTTGACGAAGTTGTAACAGCAACCCACATGAGGGAGTACCCATTATTTTACAAAGAAGGCAAGCCAATATTTTACCCAGTGACACCACCAGTTTATGAAGGGGAAGAACCCCCAACGGTACAGACAGATAAGAAGCTAACCGGCTTTGCCCATTGGGAGAGTGAAATAAACAAATGCACCACCATTGAAAAGCCTGATGGAATAGAAGGGTTAAGAATGATAGCCATGACAAACCCTAAGTTAATAGAGGTATTTGATAAGAAATTAAAACAATTGAAAAATGGCAACATATAAAATAATAGGCTTCAATGAAAGGAATATGGAGCATAGAATACAGGATATAAATACGGGCAATACTTTTACAGTTGACTTATTTGTAGATGCCACATTTGAGCCAAATCCATTTCCTGAAAATACAGACTTTATAGACGCTATAAAAATACAAGCAGGCATGATTGGGAAGACTATTGAAATAGAGAGGATTGAACCATGTACTTACTTTGCTTGCAACGTTAAAATAATTGAAAAATGAACAACACAGACTGGAATAAAGTAAAGTTCAGGGCAAGTTCGTGGGGCAATCTCTTGGCAGAACCTCAAACTAAAGCTGATCGTGAAGCTGGTAAATTGGGAATGACTTGCCAAAAAGAATTAATAAAAATTTACAACTGGGTAAAGTACGGGCGTAGGGTAGATTTAACCGGTAAGCAGATAGAAAAGGGGAATGTATGTGAATCGGACAGCATAAACCTTTACTCAATGGTAGAAGGGGTTATTTATGAGAAAAATGAGCAGCAGTTAGAGAACGAATGGTTTACGGGCCACCCAGATTTATATTTAGGCGATGATATTTACAATGCAGAAGAAGTGGATGACATAAAAACCCGTTGGAGTATCGAAAGTTTTATGCCTAAACTCATAGAAAAAGTAGATGCCGGTGAAATTGCCCAAATGAACGTGTATTACAGCCTCACAGGAGCCGCCAAAGGAGCGATTGTGAACACTTTGGTATCAGCACCCGACAATATGGTAGAAGAAGCTATCTATTACGCCTTAAAGAAGCTAAATGTAGCCACCGAATATTCCCCCGAAGCCATAGAAACAGTCCGGGAGATAAAATTGAACATGACCTTTGAAGATATTCACCCAAGAGAGAGAGTAATAAAGACACCAGTTGACCGGGATGATGAACTAATAGAAAAAATGAAGTCAAAAGTGCCAATTTTTAGGGAATGGCTTTACGAGTTTGAAAAACGCCATGTAAACCAGTATCCAAAATAATAATCCAGTATGCACAAGTTCACAACAAATAAACTACCTGAAACAAGCGAAGAAAAGCCGGTACTGTACAGGGTGTATTTCAGCAATATGTACTACCTGCACAAGAGCAAAACATTAAAAGATGGACTTGATAGGTTCCTTGACGATGTATTTCGTGGTATAAGGGGCATGAAGTATCCTGATGCTTATTCAAAAGTTGTAGCACATTGTTTAAAGTACCCTGCAATGCACAAGGTTATTGTGGAAGTGGTATTAAATTCAGAACCGGACAAGATACTTCGCAAAGAAGCATCCATGTATAAGGCAATGAAAGCAGATCAATTGTCTTTAAACAGAGTTGATATAGAGCCGTACAAGCCCGAATGGATGATTAAACAGTCATTGGGTAAGAGATGCGACAAAGATGCCTGTATCAAGTCGGGGTTCTTTACACTGGCAATAAAACTACCCGTTAAGTTCAAGTTCTGCCCCAACTGTGGGCGGCTTAACAAATAACTCCAAAATAGTATCAATAATATACCTATGAATATCTTCGTCCTGCACAATTAGCAACCCTTCTTTGTATTCAGGCGGTACATAAAGTTTATAATGAGAGACAGC